TGTCGTCCAACTCTACATTTGTTAATCCGGCAATCATCTGGAACTTGTCCCATGCTGTCTTAGCCGCAGGATTCTTTGCCAATTCTTCGCTAGGCAATACTGCTTCTAACCAAATCTCAGGCCGGCGCTGAGGATGAGCACCAAACTTACGAGGCTGGTGTAACAGGCCTCTTTCCCAAAGTTCAATGCTGACACTACGGAACTGATCTTCATCTTCATAGCCAGCCCATTCGGGATTGCTGTGACTAAAGAATCCGCGACTGTAAGCATTTTCTGTACCACCACCGTAGCCAATCCAAATACCTTCCCACTGTTTGTCATCATGCGGATCAAAATCCGTACGAGTGATTAATATTAGAACATCTTCAATATCCACTTTGCCGTCAACGATATCTCTAACGCAACGGCTATAACTTAGTCCAATTTTCATTTTTTAAACCTCGGCATAACTTCATTACCTGCATATTGAAAATGATCTAGCATGGGCAATAGGCCAGCCAAATCTCCACTAGGATGCCGTTCGATCACAGGCATGCAATCACCATCAACTAGCATGAAGTACAGTTTTTCTGTGCCTTCTTCTATCTGTCGATCAAAGATATGTTGTAGATCTTCTAAGGTCATATTAAATTTCCAATACTATGTTAGGGTTCCAGCCCGTGTCTTCGCTGTAACCATCGTTTTCATAACCCCGTGGGTTACATACAACTCTTGTCTCACCAATCACATAGTCAAACGGATGATGAGTATGTCCATGTGTCCACAGTTTGATCTGCGGGTGATCCATAATAAACTCACTTAGGTCACTGTGATAGCCACCATTCATTAATGTTTCGTGAGCATAGCTTGGATGACAACTTTTGAAACTAGGACTGTGATGTCCAACTATAACAAACTTCTTGTCATGCTGTTCTGCAAGTACACTTCTAAAGTATGCTAATGTTCTTGCATGACGACCAGCAACATCTCTAGCACTCATTGAAGCATAGTTACGCTTGTCGTTTTTAATGATACGGAAGTCGTTCATCATGCCTTCAATGGCATGCATAGTCAAAGGATCACCTTTATTCATATCAGTCCATAACGTACCGCCAATGAATGTCACATCGTCGATGACCTTAGTGTCATTTTCTAAAAAGTAGACATTAGAATATTTGGCACACTCTTCGCGCAGGTAATCGATACCTGCGTAGAACTTTCCATTATAGAATTCATGATTGCCTGCAATATAGATCACGTGCGGAAACTGAAAACTACAACGTTTCAGGAAGTCACGGAACCTTTGAGCGGCCTGTTGTCTACGACCCAATCCGGTGCCGTTGGCGATAGCGGCTTGATCCGCAGTATTGTTTGGCTCAGGATGATCGTGTAGATCCTGTGCAATCATAATGTCGCCGCCTAGGATAAGGACATCACAGTTGTCGTCATTAGTGATGTTAATATCACTAAACTCCAAGTGCAAGTCTGATACAAGTTTGATTTTCATATTAGTATTATACTACATTTAACGTTTCTTGTCAACATCATTACCCCATTTAAGAATCCAATAGGTGTAATCTTTTTCTTTTAGTTTGGCAACGACTGCATATTGATATCCGTAGCTCATTACATCAGCATGTCTATGCCATTCAGGAGTATCCACTGCTCTAGCCATAATCCATTCGCCCATTTCACTTTGTTGCCAATCTAATAATGGCTGGGAGGCATACAAGTCTGGATCTTCGACATCGCCCATTGTAAACTTGTGTACTACAGTCTTGTGGATTCTATGAGCAAATCCATCTATCACCATGACTTCGAAAGTGGGCTTTATTGGCGCGGACCCTAAATGCCCCTGTGCATCATTCTTCAAAGCCATTTTGCTTTGCGTATTTGGCACGTTCAGCTTCACGCTTAGTTTCGCAGGGTTGGCAAATAGTACGCACCCAACCACCGCCTTTACGATCTCCAGGATTACCACATTCTTCACAAGTACAACCACTCATAGCTTCTGCCATAGTAACCATGCCACTAATATATTCGTCACCGCCTGTGTAGTAAAAACGCAGTGTGCCAAACTTTTCTTTAACTTGATCCAATGTTACTTGGGGAACAAGTTCTGGAACATCACGTAGGGGATTCTTAATCATGTCTTCGCAACGTTCACGGATATAGTCTGCACTAATGGTTGGTTTGTCTGCGTACTCTTTAGCAACCAAATCAGCAAACAATTCTGCATTACCACTCTTACCAGCTTGTGCCATCTCGTTATATTTGACAGCCCAATTATGTTGTTTCTCTTTCCAATCAATGTGATGCTGGATATTACCCATAAGTTGATTAAGGATATTATACCAACCATCACCGCAGTCAAAGCCCCAACACATACAAGTTTCTTTCATGTCCTTGTTGCGGTTAACCATCATCTTTGGATACTTCTCACAAAGCAATTTATCTAATTCTTGTTTCATCTTAGTGCGTCCATTGTTAGTTCTTTTCCATATACGTGTGCAACAGGTTTAATCCAACCGTGCTGAATACATTCTTGAATCAGACTGCGATAATTTTCTGGGCATCGTTGGCTAATTTCAAAACCGGCTCGTGGACATGTAACAAACTTGTCTTTGAGTGTAAACTTAGGATCACCTTGTCGGATGGTCCTAATGTTACTTTGATGAGCTGTTATATTCATGCCATTTTATCTACGTTTTGTCCCGGGCGATTCATCCGGCGATTCATATCAAGTCTTGCTTCTTCGTTGGCTTTGAGATTGAGCCTAACACGCTGTTCTTCTATGCGAAGTTCTTCGTGCCGCTTGTCCAGCTTTTTAATTTCTGTCTGTCGATATATTTCTGTATTTTGAGCAGTGACTCTGCTTATCTCTGTCATATTTTCTCTCCTACTTCAAAACCACGGAAGCCTTTGAAACGTGGAAAGCGCAAACTATATGTGCCGTCTTGATTTTGTGTTACTGCGTCTGCACGTACTTCTACAATGTTGCCAGGGAGTAAAGTCCTGCTAGACCAAAACTCAATGCGATTATCATCAGTAAAACCACTTCCCACATTGACTGAAATAGATTTACCATCGTCAACACCTTCGCAAACAAGAGCGCCGAGACGTCCAACATTTTTTCCTGTACCTTCTTCAACATCTTTAACCTCCAAAGAAACTTCAATAAATGGTTTGAGTTTTAACCATGCCACACTACGTTTGCATTCGTATCCGGCATTGGGATCTTTAATCATAATACCTTCGTAACCACCTGTAATGGCCTGTGCATTAATTTCTTTAAAACGCAGTTGACCTTCAGCAGTATCTAAATCAACCAGCTCGTTTGCTAGGCAAGTGACATTGGGTAACAATGCTTGATTCTGTTCTACCCAAAATTGTATCATGCTACTACGAGTAGTTTGGTCTTTGTCATAGACACCTTTTTCAAAGTCTGCTAACGGTAACACATCAAACAGGTTAAGGATAGCATCATTGGCCTTAACATCACTCTTTCGGTGTACCTGTGTCATCAAGTCTTGAAAACTACTGCTCATGATCTCACCGTCTAGCACAACATCCATGCTCTTGCTAGAACCTTTTTGTCGGATCACACTTGCGATTTGTTCTGCTATGTGTGGGAAGTTAGCAAGTTCTTTACCATTGCGACTGAACATGTCCACCCGACCATCACTACGTACAATAGTAATAACTCTAACTCCATCGAGTTTAACTTCGATAAGTTTTTTGCCTGATACCTTGCTCTCATGATTAGCACTATCGTGAGCAAGCTGACAACCGAATATAGGAATAGCGTAACTAGCATATTTCTTTTCCACTACTTTGTTGATTGTTTTTTCACTGGTACCGCAACGCAAGTCTTTGATCAAGATGCGCCGATACCAACCATTCCATTCTGCCTTGGTGGCGCTTTTCATCATGGCTTGGATCACATCCCTAGCTGTGTTACCGGTAACTTGACGTGTAACAAAGCCAGTGAGAGCGAGAGTAAAACTATCCCAAGGTAAGCCAGCACCATCCGCATCTGTTTTCTCCGGAACTTGTTTGACACCAAAAGTAATCATTGGATCCAACGCTAGTCGGCATCCGTGAAAAAACTCGTCATTGGCCATTTCAGCTTGTGCTAAAACAATGGCTTCTTTATTCAAACGACTTGGATGATCTTCTAATGTACTAATAACTGTGTAGCAAGGATCGCTCATGATATTCCTTCTGTTTAAAGTTATATTTTACAGCCAAACAAACTCTCTGTCAAGTACTTTGACATAATTTAACTGTGTTTCGGGTGTTTTGGAGGTAAAGTTTACTGAGTGTTTCTTTACTTTGGCTCGTATTTGTTGACTAGAACCAGAAATGCCCAACAGTTCTTTGCTCAAAAAGCCTACCAAATAGTTGCCATCAGTTATGGCAGTATGGCTAAAACATCCAATCTGTGGTACAGGTTTACTCTGTATGTATCGGATATTGAGTACAATAGTGTCGCCTTCTTGTCCCAAATAGGCTTTTACTGTATCTTTGATTGCGGCCTTGACCTGCTTGTCGTTAATTTCACGATCATATACCTGTGGAACACTGGCCAGCACTCCAAAGTCTTTCATAGTGATATTTTCATTTTGGGTAACAGCAAAGACTCTGCCCATGTAGTCATTAAGCGTATCGCCTATGATGCCAAAACTCAGTTTGCGAAAGTGTTTAACAATGGCTAGGGCCTGATCAATGTCTTCCACTGTGGGTGTAAATTTTAATAGATAGGCACTGCCGGCCAGCTGTGGCAAGAGTTCAAAGGTCAGCATGTCTTTGTTTGTGTAACTCTGCTGATCTCCTGCTGTATAACTGCTGGTGCTGGTATAGCCTTTTTCTCTATAGATGCAACAGGCAAAAGTCAGTGCTTCTACCACTGTAAACGGCATGTCTTTCAAACTGGACATTATGCTTCCTGTGTCATTAAAATGTGTTTTCCAATTTCAAATAGTCCGATTGCACCAAGAAAATCCGCACTCGCCGCATGGATCTGTACATCACCTTCACCATCAATACTTGCGGCCACAAACTCAACAACTGTGCCAGATTCAATTTCGCCGCGCAAGTGATCAATAATCTCTAGAAGATCTGCTTTCTTTTTCTCTTTGTTTTTATCTGATATGCTAACTACTTTCATTTTATTTCTACTCCTGGAAATTGTGCAACGATTAATGGTAAAATTGCAGGTGCTTGTTCATCGGTTAAATTACTCAAAATACGATTTAGAAATGCAGGCAATACTTGAAAATTACTAGGATGATTGATTTGTTCAGGAGTCCAGCCCATGACCTTAGCACGTGATCTAGGAACTATGTGATCTAACTGTGGTTCATGCCATTCCCAATCTTCACCACATTTAATTTTGTTCTCGCCTTTGCCCCAATCAAACTTACGATATACTCCAACACCGTCAGTCCAACCATCGGGTGCCTTGTCGTACATTTCTTGAGCCTGTGTGTTATTCCAACGATATTTACTTTTGTAATATCCAAAAATTGCTACACGTTTCAAATCCCGAGTCTTACAGAACTCATTAAAGATGCTCATTGTATAATAAGTACCTTCGTCAAATCCTTTGTAAGGCTCGAGAATTGAGATGCTCTCGTTTATAGCAACATGATTTTTCATTAGACCAATGCCAATTTGAACTTCTTGTTGCCGCTGGGCCAAGCAGGTTCAGCCCACTTGATGTTAGGAGCATACTTCTTGCATACTTGGTAGATACCATGTGCAATAATCATTTCTTCTGGAACACGACTGTTGCTGTATGAAGCGGCTGTTTGATCCTTGTAAGCATCCTTAATGTTCTTGTGTAACTGCCCGCCTGTATTTTTCTTAGGCCAACGTTCAGACAATGCTGACATAATAGCATGATCTGCCACTAGGTCACTGTCTGTTAAGTTTTGATACTTTAAGAACTCCATCAACCCCCAACTATTAGCAGTATGAAACTTGCTTGTTGGGAACAACTGTGCGTTGATGGTAGTAGCACGAGTGAAGTAATCCTTACCATATGTAATACGATACTTAATCATGTTACCGATACTAGTAAGTGTACCTGCACGACTACCAGTTTCAATTTTTTCAATCACCTCAACGCCAAGATTTGTAAACAACTCATTGAGTTCGTAGCTGATAGCGTCTTCGGGCTCACTTGCCATGCCAGCTTCACGTGCGGCTGTTTCACGTTGTACGCGAATACGATAGCGGTCAAACTCACTAGACACAAGGCTGTGAATGTTCAATGCCGCATACTGCGATACGTCCCAGAACTCGTCATCACTTTCAATGTAGTTAATAGGAACTTCTTCAATACCTAAAATCATACAGGCAAGTATACGGTGCTGGGCATCGTTAACATACAAGAATCCCTTGCTATTCAATCGTCCAAGTCCAGGCAACACTAGTGCAGGATTGAAACGGAAGATGATATCTTCAAAAATATGACGAAGGAAAACGTCACGTTGTTTTTCGGCATTCTTAACTAGTTTGTCTAGTGGCTGAAAGTTTGTGCTACTATAGTTAAGTGCTTTGGTATTGAGTTTTTCCGCCGCATCTGAAAGACTGTTAAAGATAGGGAGATCAATACCTAACAATGGATTGTCAAGACCCATCAAATATAATTTGTTTAATGCATGTACAAGAACATCTACTAGGGTAGGATGTTTGCCCAAACTACGTGTATTCACGTATTCTGGAATTCGTTTAAGACGAGATTTTTGTTCTGCAAGTGAAAGTGAGGACCACTTAACACGATCTTCGGGCGGGCCGAGTACTTTGAACAAGTCTGCGCCAAACGCCGCTACCAATTTTGGATGATAAGCCATTTTGATTTTCTTTCTGCCCGATTCACGGTGCAATATAGTTTATAAAAATGTTGTATGATAACACACACAACAAGTATATTATAACCTCAACTCACGAAGAAGTCAAGTCATAATCTGTATGTAATACGTCCTTTGGACATATCGTATGGTGACATTTCTACCCTTACTCGATCTGCTAGGATCATTTTGATTTTGTTTTGGCGAAGTCTGCCATTTGTATAGCAGGTAATCACATGCTGATTTTCCAAAGTAACGCGAAACATATTAGCTGGAAGTACTTCGGAAATGGTACCTTCCAACTCGATCAACTCTTCTTTGCTCATACTTTTTTGATAATTAATTGACCGTCACTGGCTTCTATATGCATAGTATCGCCTTCTTTCCAACCTTGCGCTTCACAGATTTCAGGTGGGATTTTGAATATAACATTGTCAGGATCGCCCTCAATGTCTTCGAATAGTTCTTCTACTAGATAAGTTGTTTTCATATATGTATTTAATCGTCTTCAGGCCATTCACTAGGAACCCAACCTAATGTTTGAAAGTCTACTCGAATTTCTTCAGTGACAGTACCTTCCGGAACATAGTCACGCCCGTCAGGATCAGGAGTAGGTTCATAACCATCTAATCCAAACCCTGCTTCTTTATTTCCAATACCGCTACAGTACCAGTCAATGTAATCGCCTTTACCTAACATGTCAGCAACAACACCTCCAGCACCTCGCCAACTGCATGACCAGTATTCATCTTTTAAAGCAGGCCACATACCCACACGTTGCCAGCGCATATTACACAATGCGGCATAGATATTTTGAGCGTAGTTTTCATTGGCACGGGCTTTAGCTAATATCCAAGCAGTACTACGAAGGTCATACTCAAGATTATCTTTTTGCCATTTGGGATCGTGTATCTTGTTAGCTTCATCGATCTTGATCTGGTCCCACATGTCAATATATGCTTGGTTAGGCTCTTCACCCTTTTCTTCTGCCCGTGCAATTGCACCTTCTTTTTGGAAAGTGTGCCGCTCTGGACTAGCACTGACCTTAACGCTTGTATCCGGTAAATCCAATTTTTCTATAGACATTCTTTACTCCGATTGCTTGACGTTTTGCATCTTCTAAGGCATTATGTAATGCGTCTTTTGGCATTTCTGGGTCAGCTAATTCAAACAGTGTACGAGTATCACGCACTTCCCAAAAGTTCCAAGGATAAGAACCACGTTCTAACTTGTCATAAATGTTCTGAAGAATCATGATGTCAAATGTAGAACCATGGCTCCAAAAGTGACTGCATCCCCATGCCAGTGCATGAAACTGATTGATTACTTCTTTAATTGGAATACGATTAAGCGGATTAAATGCTTCCTCTTTGACATCTGTATTTTGAGAACCCCACCAATTTAATGTGTCATCACTGACAGTACAGCCTAGTTTATCTTGGCTGTCAATATCCACACGTAGATAAAGTTCTTTCATTGGCGCATTGGTCCACGGATCAAATCGTACTGCCCCCAATGTTAGAATAGTTGCTGAAGTTTTTGTGTCGAGTGTTTCCAAGTCGACCATTAGATGTTGTGCCATTTAGGGTGCCATTAAAATATAAGTGAATGTTATGCTGTTATTATATGATCGTATAGCGTAGATGTCAACTAAAAGTTTTGCCAAAAAAATAGAGCCCGAAGGCCCTATTAAACGTACCAAATCTCTTTGAAACCTTCTTCGTTGGTTGGCTCTTCCCATGCATCAATCATGCCCTGTACAACCTCCCAAGGAACAATCTTACCACTTGTTTCTCTACTAGCCAACCGTTCTTTCAAAACTTCTAGCTTGGGTGTACGGAATACCACAGCAATATGCCAATAGTCCGGAAGCATAGCAAACTTTCTAGCACGACTTTTAACGGTAGTGCTAGTCTGATCCCAAATGATATCTCGACCTGCGGTACGAGCTTCTACAACCTCAGCGGCCATTAGATCTACTGCTGTGGGCATGTAGTCTTTGAATACTTCCGAGTAAGTCTTACCTTGTTGTTCAGCATAGACTTCAACATGATGATCAGTACTCACGTACTCCATGCCCAAGATCCATTCTTGGCTCTTGGTCCAAGTGCTTTTGCCCGCACAGGGAACTCCGATAAGTTGATAACACTTAGGCATTAATGCACCGCTTCTTTCACATCTACTTCACACTCGATTACCCAATTGGTAAACTCGGTAAACTTGTTGATTTCTACACCTAGACCAACCGCTTCGTTTACAAAATGTTGTAACAGAGTATTGTATAAGTGATCGGGCATTGTGTCTTTATCAAATTTGATCTTCATTATTTCAACTCCTGTCTGGGTAGGCACACTGCCTTTACACTATTATCCGTTAGTTCTTTGACTGCTTTTTTACAAACAGCTTCGTCTGTGTAACGATTTATCTGTTGTAAACTAGGCATTGTACTAGTTCCTAAAATTAAATATAGTATCCAAGTCATTACCAGCTCTCCACACCTGATACTTCAATCGAAATCTTCGCAGAGTGACCTGCAATGTCTGTGTCGTAAGTTAGAGTAAGAACACTGCCAATGCCAGAAACACTAGTCTGTTCTAACACAAAGTATTCTGTGCCGACTTCCTCACAGATTGTTTTAATCTTATCCAACTCAAATACGTTTAATCTAATCATTTTAAATCCTTAAAAAACGAGCCTACATTGTAGGCCCGTTCCCATTTTTAAAACCAACACTTCCGCCTTCAGCTTCAATGTTACGAATAACATCTTCAAACAAGATAGGAGCAAAGTCCGGGGTTTGTTCTACGCAAACGCAGTGGTATCTAACATCGTTCATATCACTGTATAAGATCTCTCCTGTTTTAGCATCAACTCCACGGGCCCGCTTCACACGATTTGCGTGAGTGTGTCCGTGAATGTTAGTACCAAAGCGTCCCATAGAGTCTGAGTGTAATGGAATGTGACTTAAGATCATTCCGTTCATAACATGGTATGCACGTAATTCTCTAAAGTACTGCCTGTACTCGTCATCACGGAAGATGTCGTGGTTACCACGGATTAACACCTTGTCACCGTTTAAGCGACTTAAGATTTTTAAACTCTTGCGGTTAATAACTACGTCACCTAAGTGATAGACCTTGTCAGTAGGCTTGACTCTTTCGTTCCAAGCCTTGACCATAGCTTCATCCATCTCATCTGCATCGTCCCACGGACGTAACTTTGTAACACCATCGTTACGGGTAAAGCGGCAAACACCAGTGTGACCAAAGTGCGTGTCGCTTACTAAGAATACACTTGGCATATCTGCCTCCTTTCTTTAATAAACTTCTTTTATAATATTATACTCGCTAGCAGGCCATTTGGCTTTGAACTCTTCTGACTTAACGTACTCGTTATAACCTTTAGCATCAAAAAACATTCTATGAAACTCTGTTTTCATTGAACCTTTTTTAGTTACTGTGAGGTAAACTGATTTTGCTTTGCCTGCCATTTAGTATCCTTTACTCGATTGATTTTCTAAAAATGATTTCTTGTCTTGCAAAGGCATCCTGCTCCCAAGGCTGATCCAAATACTTAGTTCGCTTGGTAAAGCGTTTGCCCTTCCAATAGTTTACTCCATTCTTTACTTTAAGAATACCTTTGGCAAACTGTCGCACATGAACCATCTCGTGTGCAAGTGTTAGTCCGATATCTTTAATACTTAATGAAGGCTTAATAACCACAACGTAACTATCAAGAGGATCAATAGGTAAAGTAAAACCCATACCCGCACAGTCTTGTTCAAGTCTAATTAGAACAGATTTTCTGCTGTTATCCAGACCCAGCTGAGTGACTATTGAAGGAAGAATAGTTTCTATAAACTTCTTCTTCTTTGGGCTACGTGCTTCAACTAGAATGTCCATGATCGCTCCTTGTTACTATAACAGTATTATAGCATCATTCTGCTAGTTAGTCAACCGGATTATTTGGAGTAATAAAGCCCCACTCGTTTACTGTACCGTGAACATCATAGGACTTTTCTTCGCTGTCGTATGTCCAACCCAAAACTCTCATCATCTTGTGCTTAACTAACAAGTTTGGAACACGGAAACGCTCGCAATCATTGAACCCTATCATAACACCTACCTCACAGACCGCACCCGATCTGCAAATACCAGCATGGCAGTGAACAACAACATTCATCCGATTCTCAAATGCATGTTGTAAAAGAGCCACAAGTTTTTCGGCTTGTTCGTCTGTAATAGCAAACTCACTCAAATCAATCATTCCGCTACTAGTATTGGTCATGCCATCTTCTTCAATATCCAAAAAAGTAAACTGATGCACTTCTTTGAATGTGTGCTTTGGCACAGGAAATGCCATGTCGTGATCTGAAATTTGGATCAGCATACTGTTGGCACCGCAATCATGGTGTTGACCTTTTGCTACATTTTCCAACGGAATATTTTCAATCCATGGCATTATGTTTTCTCCTTTTTAACACGGCCTATTCGGCCGGCTTTGTTCCAATCATAGGCAATGCCATCTGGGCATAGGCCATTCTTAACAGTATCAACACCAAAGATGCCGCATACTTCGAAATCTGTTCCAGCGATTCTTACAAATTCGTTCATGCTCTTGGCAACGTTCATTGCCTCGGCAAGTGTAAGAACTTTGAATGTTTCTTCTTTTCCTATTATTTTATACATACGACTATTATAAACTCAAAAGAAAACCCTGTCAATAGCAGGGTTTAGTGATGTTGTATTTTTACAACAATTATTCATAGGTTCCAAATGCCCATTTTCGTTCCTCGCACCACCAGCATCTTCCGTTACAATGTCCTTTTTTTACTTTGGGATTGTCACAAGATCGAGTTAATGGAAATAATGTTTCTGTTAGTCCTAATTCGTCATACATTTTTTTAATCTGTTTTTTATCTATATTAGAAAATGGTCTGTAATACCCAAACGATTCGTAAAGCGGTCGAGTAACATCAGGATTTCTAGATTCAGCAATAAAGTATTTTGTAGGAACTTTAAATGACAACAAATCTTCTTTAGGAGGAGTTGCTGTGGCCGCACCATATACTATAGAAACTAGTTTTTGCTGAATGTGATTTTCAATCCTATTTCTTATCTCATCAGGATTTCTTTTAGGAACAAAGTAAGTGTTCATGATAACATTACTGCTATCAAAGCCTGTAGTGTTAATACAAAAACCAACAACATCCGCAACCGTTCCTGGAGATACCCATTGGTGGTGTTTGGCACTAAAATTAATAATGTGTATAGGTCCAGTGGCATACTTCATTAAGATATAACACAGCAAAGAACTATCAGCACCACCTGACATTGTTATGCCAATTGGTCCTTCTATGATATCAATCTCTGTTCCGGCAATAGTAATTGTTTGCATGCCTATATTTAATTAAAAAAATAGGACCCGAAGATCCTATTGAAACTTACGTTTTTAAAGAGCGTAACGATCACTCATTACAGTCTTTAGCATGATGCCTTCTGGAGTGAACTGATCCAAATCAGCGGCTAGCAAGCTAGTCATTATACTTGGACTGAATCCACTTACCAATGCGGCACCACTCTTGTCTGCCTTAACAGGTACGTTGTCTGAACTGTTTAGGTTCCAGAAAACAATCTGTGGCATGCTGTAGCCAGCGGCTTCGAACTTGCGTTCGATCATTTCCATTGCTGTGTCGTCGTGCTTGGCGCATTGGTTGAACTGCATATCACTCAAGATCAGCAACATGGCTGGCATGTCGCTGGCTGGTACTGCGCCCTTAACCGCAACGTCTAGGATCTTGTCCATAGCCGCATTTAGGTTAGTGCTCATGTCCCAATCACTCTTAGACATTTGT